AGGAAAGATGAGCGAAACAGTATTCTGGGATAGCGATCAATCAGGCAATCAGTCAGGCATCGAAAGCAACATAAACACTCATTACAACATCTATAGCTAAAATTTATGGCATATCTAATATTTGAATCAAAAGAAGAAGCACAAGCTCGATCAGAACAAGCAGGGATCGCAAAGGGTTTATCTTATCACAAAACAGGCAGCGGTTCCCGTTACTGGTGGGGCGTTTCTGAAGAAGCATCTGAAGAAGATCCTAGAGCTTATATCGAGATACAAAAGAATGTTTGGACTGACGAGGAGTCAGGTGAAGAGCATACAAACATTCCTGATCAATCATTACTCACCGAAGAGGACACTCTTGTTGATTCACTACCAGAAGATTGGGTTTACCCACCTGATCCAATGGCAGAGCCTACAGAGGATGTGGTTGAAGAGCCTACAGAGGAAGATGTTACAGAAGACCCACCACTTGCCGACTAATGAAAGACATACTTTTAAAATTCGATTCAAAAGAACAAGCCGTTACTTTCGCAGAGGACAACGGCTTTACTTCTATCGTTGAAGAAGAAGGAGAAGAGAAGATTCATGTCATAGAACAGGGAGAAGATTATGTCTTCACAGTGATCGGTGAACACTGGACAGAGACAGGTGAAACAGAAACATTCAGAGACGAAACTGGCATTGAATACGAACACCCGATCATGGCAACTGACAACGCATGGTGGGTATTGTTCCGTGATAAGGCCGACAGGGATTTATCCCCCGCAGAAGATTTTATTGTATGGCATAGTGCCATGACTGAACAAAACGAGGAAGGCGAAGAAGTGCCTGTCCCAAGACCAACTAACGCACCCGATCGGGTTTTCTTATAAAATGACTAATACTGAAATAATCTCAAAAGGAGTGACAGGCATATTTGGTTCATTAATAGCCGTTACAATCCCTTACGCTGAATTTATTCAGTGGGTTATACAGGTTATTGGTGGTCTATTAGGAATAGCTGTTGCTGTAATTACACTTTACAACTTAATTAAAAGGAAAAAATGAATAAAGAATCAATACTCGGAATCGTAAGACACATCCTCACCTTCGGTGGAGGTTTCATGACACAGAATGGAATGGCAACTCAAGATGATATCACTACAGGTGTTTCAGCAGTTGTTACTCTTGTTGGTGTTATATGGTCAATCTTATCTAAGAAGAAGTGAGGCATTTTTTCCGCATAATAGTATTAGCGTTAGAAGCTTATGTGAATTACACTAGAGGCAAGCAACGCAGATACATTTATGATTTGGAAGATAAAATCGATAAGCTTGCTGCTGATGGTAGTCCTTCTGCCAAGCTGCAAATTGAGAGACTTAGTGGGCGACTCAAGTTTGAACGAAAGCGCAATATATGATCCCCCCACGATTACCCTTATAAAAGGGTATGATTACCCCTTTAAAGAAGGCAATCTCATGGGGCGTGGGCAGAAGTTTCATAGTGATTATTCCTACAGACGTGCTATAATTATAGGTAATGATAGCAATCTGCGTAGGCCACAGCCGACCAAATGACTCAGGAGCAGCTTCTGTAACTGGAGTCACTGAATGGGATTACAATTCGGAACTTGCCGAGATGATTGGCAAGGAACTAAAACAACCGTATAAAATATACCACACCTATAAAGGTGGGAGTTATGTCACTGCTATGCGGTGGTTGGCTAGGAAGCTAGATGAAGATCGTGTAGACACAGCCGTTGAATTACACTTCAATGCAGCAACACCATCAGCGACAGGGCATGAATGGTTACACTGGCATACGTCTGAAAAAGGCAGGTTACTTGCCCGTACACTAAGGGATTCTTTTGAAGACTCCTTCCCATTGTTTAGGAGTAGGGGGATTAAACCACGTAAAAAAGGAAGTAGAGGAGCTTACTTTCTACGTGCTACCTCAATGCCAGCCTGTATCGCAGAACCCTTTTTTGGGACTAATAAAGAAGATTGGGATCTAGCTGTAAACCATAAACAAGGGATGGCTTCTGCTATAGCAGGAGGAATCACACTATATTCGGAGCTTGTGGAAAGGTGGTAATGTGGAACTCCCAAAGACAGTTTCTATTGCTGGTAGACGAGTAAAGCTTGCCTTAGTTCCTTTTAATGGGGACAGCCCTGACTACGGATTATATCTACACGACAAGAAAACTATTGAGATAAATAATAATCTCAAAGGCAAAGCCCTTATACACACCATAAGGCATGAGATGATGGAGGCTAGTTTATTACTGAGCGGTGTAGGGTGGTTAGAGAACTATGATCAAGAGGCTGTTGTCCGTTGCATGGAGGAGATATTCTTCCCTGCATGGGAAGCATTCCTCAAACGAATAAAACAAGATTAGTTTGGCTAGAAACAAAAATAGATTTAAGGTCGAGGATAACTTTGTTGTCTACAGACCTACGAGTGAGGACTTAGTTATTGCTCACAAACGCTCTTGTAAATTGGGAGTACTACCTAACTCATTTACTCAGGGTTTAGGACGAATGGCGGGATACTTAGGAGAGATAGCAGTACAAAACTATTTGAAGAGGAGTAAGTACGTAGGTGACTCTGTGTACACACATGATATTGAGTACAAGAAAAGAAAGATAGAAGTTAAATCAAAGTCTTGTGCTACTCCTCCAAAGCCTCATTACTCTGCGTCTGTTAATTGTAAGAAGCAGTTCATGCCAGACAACGACGTTTATTTTTTCACAAGAGTACGTAAGGACTTTATGGTTGTTTGGATTGTTGGTTGGTTACCAACTACAAAGTTATTAAAAGAAGCTACGTATAAAAATAGAGGGGATAAAGATACTGATGGTTTTGTCTATAAAAGCTCTGGTCTACATATTGATATAGGTGATTTAAAATCACCTACTTTATTTCAATAAGTTTCTTCAGGCGTTGATATAAATATAGGGTAACCTTTACCTCTTGCTCCTGCTACATTAACCCAAAAATATTCTTCGGCTTCATCAGGTGTCATTTCTTCAGCTAAGATTTGTATACACCTTTCTATAGAGTATACGGCTCTTGTAGGATCTTCATCTAAAGCAACTCCAATAAAAGCTCCATCAAGACCATCAGGTACTATAACATCTTCACTTGGGACTACTGTTTCGCAGAACTCGTTTATTTCATCTCTAGTCATCAAGAGCACTTATATCCCATTTTGGATCTAAATCAATGGAATAAATTTTGTTGTGTTTCTTGTACTGAGAAGTAACAGGTCTAATTGTAGGATCTGCTTTACAAGCTTCTTCTAATGACTGCATACTACGACGCATGAACTCTGTGTTTACCACTAGGTTATTCAATGGTTTACCTCCATTCAATTCTGTTACAAGTTGCATAAAGTCTGTAGCAAAGCCTCTCCATACAGTTCTTTTATCATCATATTCTCTAAATTTACGTACAAAAAATTCTACTGTTTCTATTAGAATAGACCTTGTTGAATTTGCAAAGGCAACCTCTTCTATCTCAGGATCAATGAAAGATTTAATACCAAACCTTGAGTCACCTTTTATGTGTTTAGGAACTTTAAATTCGTGTAATAACCATTGAGCAAAGTATGGAAGTTCTTCAGCTATCCTTGATTCTATAATGGTATTACTTGCTTCTTCGACCCCTAATAGTTTGGCAAAGTTACTTTCCGCTTTGTCAGAAATACGGAGGGCTAATATTTTATCTCTGTTACTAGAGTCCAAAGCAGGAATAACTGATAAACTGGTAGGGTCCATGTTCAAAGACATGATTACTCGACCTGCCCAACTGATAGTTATAGTGTCTTCAAACTTTGCTTGGTACTCAATTCTTGGGTTAGCGGTTGCTTTTTTAATTAGCTCAGTGGCTCTACGTTGTTCTGCAAAAGAAGCAGCCGAAGTTGTATCATCGATAACCCAAGCAGCTACTCTACCTAATTCTTTGTTGAATTTACTATCACCACTAAGATAGTCCGAAGCGTCAGCAAATCCACCAAGCAACCCACCAATCAATTTGTTAGATAGCAAAGACTTACCTTTGTTTGTTGGCCCTACTAATATAAGTGCATGTCCTTGTTTAGACTCTTTTTCGTATACAGCGGAATAGATTCTTTGTAACCACCCATAAAAATAGTCTAGAGATTCTTTATCTTTAAAGAATTGAGTAAGCCATGTATCTATAAACTTCCATTTCTTTTTGTCAGCATCCCCCGCAGGTTGTACTGCTTTAAGTGTACTGGTATTTAAAATTTTATTTGGTCCTGACTCCACTATCCTTCTTTCATCAAATATGATAGGGGCTACTTCGTCTATCCTACTGTTTTGTTGTATTATTAAGATAGCGTTTTCTACTTCAGTTAGTGGTTGCCCATTCCTTGTTGTCCTGAAACCTGCTTGTCTCAGCTCTAGTTTAAGTTGGTCCTTATCTAAGGTGCATGCTTTTCCGTTGATGAAAGTGTAGAAAGATTTACCTGTAAACCAATATTTATCTACTAGATGGTCTAGTTTTTTATTCTCATAGTCATCTACAAAAGTCTGACCAAATATTTCTTTCCAAGTTAAGAAGCCTTTACCTGCCCTATCTGAGTAACATACCATACCGTCTAGGGTCACCTGACAACCTTCTCTTTCTATACCATCATCTATCCAGAATAATGGACCTCTATCTCCTACATTAAATCCTGAAGTCCATCTGCCTTTGTATTTCTCGTTCTCACGCACTTCTTTTTCAATAACCTCTAGTGGGATACTTAAAGCAGTCGGTGCTTGTGGTGGATGTTTAATACTAGTTTTTATTAACAACTTTTTATAAAAGTCTTTCTTTAGTCTTTTTCCAGTAACGTGAATAATCTCACCTAGAAACCAATACTTAGCTGCGTCTAAACAGGACTCATCGAAACCTGCAAACATACGCCTCACTCTTAACTTGTCAGCCAGTGCTTTAACAAAGGCGTTAAACATTCTATAGTCTATCAGAAGCTTCCCTTCAAACTCCCATATAAGTCTGATACCACCAGAAGGAGTTCTAGTTATAACAGTTGGTGGGAATGGTCCACACTTAGAAAGTACTTCTTCTACTACCTTATCCCAATCAGGGTCAATGTTATCGTACTCAACAACGAAGCCATACATTGCTTCTACTTTGTTACCACCTCTTTTTGATATTCTTGTAGAGGCTATCGTCCCTTCATTCAAAGAGTAGAATACGTAGTCCGTGTCTGGGTGGTTCATCCACGCCCTACGTTTTTCTTTATCTGTAAACTTCTTGGGAGTTTTATTAAATGTTGTAAGTGTCTCGCAAGTGTTAGTGTGGTGGTCCGATAGGTTTTTTAAGTATCTATAATGGTGCATGCTATTTTTCGTATTTATCCAGAACTTTACCTTCGGCATCTAGGGGGATATCGGGCAACCACTCTGGTGGGGTTCTCATTTCTTCTATGACAAGATCCAAAGTTTTCTCTGCATCTTTCTCATCCACTTCTATGACAACTTCGTCATGTACGTGGAAAATAATTTCCATCCCTCTATTTTCGAGGCGGGTGAGTATATCAGAAAATATGTCTCGTGCAAGTGCTTGAGACGCATTTTCTGTCAAAAGACCTCCATACAGTTTTACAGGAATCTTTTTAGCTCCTTTAGCAATCAAAGCTATGTAGTTCCTCCTACCAAATTGCATGGCAGTTTGTATTTTACCGTAGTCCAAACTACGCCCAGATGGTAATTCAATACTAAAATCATCTCCTAATGAGTACGCTACGTGTAACTTTCTTTGCAAGTTGTTCCAAAGAGACACAACT